ATAAATATTTTTCAAAACTAGTTGACAATATAAAATTCTCCTATATATACCTTTTACGAAAGGAAATATTATGAATATAAATTTGAGACAGGATGCACCTGATCAAACAGATAATTTAAATGTTAATGAATTATCAGAAGCGATCGAACAATTTAAATCTATTGGTGCACAGATATTAGCATCTGAAATAAAAACTAAAGAATTAAAAGAGCAGGAAAGATATTTATCAGAACATGTAATTCCAGAAATTATGGAAAAACAAAATTTAAAAACTGTAAAACTAAAAGATGGTTCAGAACTATCTATTGGTAAAAAGTTTTTTGCTTCCGCTAAAGCAGATAAAAAGTTGGAAGTGATACAATGGCTTCGAAACAATGGACTAGGTGATATTGTAGATAATAATGTTACAGTAACATTTGGTCAAGGCGAAGATAACAAGGCTATGGCTTATGCTACCCTTGCGAGGGAGAGTGGCTATGAACCTTCTCAAAAAGAAAGTGTTCACCACTCTCGACTCTCAGCAGTGATGCGTGAATGGAAAGAAAATGGAAAAGAAATTCCCGTTGATCTGTTTAATGTATTGGACGGAAATCGTACAAGCATTACAAATAAAAAATAAACTAATAAAATACTAAACTAATAAAGGAGTAAATAGTATGGACAAACAAGTCGTTAAAAAGAATAGTGCAGGTGCACTAGCATCTCTAAACCTTAGAGCTGATTCAGGCAAAGGTGCAGAGGAAATCAAATCAGAAGACGTATCAACACCGATTCTGAAAATCTTACATCAACTATCACCGGAGTGTAACTCAAGAAGTGCTAAACACGTTTCTGGAGCAGAACCTGGAATGATCTATTCCAATAGTTTTGGAACTCCAATTGATGGTAATAAGGGTCTAGATGTAATTGTAGCACATACACAAACTAGATATCCAGAATGGCAAGAGATGGGAGATAGTCCATCAGCACCTGTTGGAACACATCTAACACCACCTGCAGATGCAAAAGAAGAAATGAGAGGAATCAAATATAGATTATCAAATGGTAATTATATTGAGAAGACTATGTATTTCTTCATCATTGCAATGGTAGATGGTGCACCAAGAAAAGCGGTGATCACTATGAGATCATCTAATCTTACACCGGCTAGAAAACTAAATGATCTGATTTCTAATTTGAGAATGACAGATGATAAAGGTTCTTTCCAACCGGCAGCATATTCTGCAATGTTTAAATTACAAACAGCAGAAAAAAATGCAGGAGATAAAACTTGGCATGTATACAAACCATCATTGGTTAGAATGTTAGATGTATCAAATGAAAAAGATGCAGCTATCTATATGATGGCACAAGAATTTCAGAAACAAGTATCTACTGGGGTAAGCAAACCTAAGTATGAGAAAGTTGAAGAAGGTAAATCTGAAGATATTATCTAATTCTCTAAGAGAATACTTGCAAGACAAGGCGGGGCCGGGAGACTGGCCCACCTTTAAAATTAAACGGACAGGAATATATGAAAGATTACATAGAATATTTTACGGGATTACAGAGAAGTTATGGTGTCTGTAAAGTTGATGATGGATACATTGACGAAATAACAGGCAAGAAAAAATGGAAACATGAATGGGCTAAGATACCCATTACTGATAAAGATTACGAAGATCATATTAAAGGAATTAGATCAATTGGAATACAACCTTGTACTGATGAAGGACTAGCTAGATTCGGTGCAATTGATGTAGATAAATATCCAATAGATAGAAAATTTTATCTTGATGTCATTCAGGATAAAAACTTACCAATCATCCCTGTCCTATCCAAGAGTGGTGGATTACATTTATATGTGTTCACCACTCGGTTGGTTAAAGCAAAAGACATCAGAAACTTTTTAGAAGAATTATTATTTGTATTTAAATTACCACAAGGTACAGAAATATTTCCTAAACAAACTCAATTAAAATCAAGTGATGGAACTGTATCAAATGGTAACTTTATAAATTTACCTTACAATGGTGATGATAGAAAAGCATTAGATGTAGATGGTACATTAATGCCTTTTCAAAAATTCGTAGAGACAATTAAATTAAATTTAGTTAATCCAGAAAGTTTTAAAAAGATAAAACAAGATTTAGTTTATAAAGAATTAAAAGGTGGTGGAGAAGAATTTGAGGATGGTCCACCATGTCTACAAAAATTAACTAAAGAACAAATGACATTTAGTGATGGTAGAGATCGATTCTTATATAACTACATGGTATTTGCTAAAAAGAAATATCCAGATACTTGGAAGAAAATGGTTTTACAAGCAGGCAGAAAATATTTTTCTTTTGATGAACATTGGACAGATGATCATATTAAATCTAAAATATCTAGTTGGGAAAAACAGAAGAAAGGTTTTACTTGTACAGATCCATTGTTAGAACCTAACTGTATGAAAGCAGTTTGTGTTAAAAGAAAATTTGGTGTGTTATCTGATGGCAAACCTAATTATCCAACTCTAAGTAATTTACAGAAAATAAATTATAAACCCAATCCAGAATGGAGAGTAACTGTAGAAAATGATGAAGGAGAAACTATACAACTTCATTTAAAAAATACATATAAACTAACACAAGTACATGAATTTAAAACTGTATTATTTGAACAAGCAATTATTGTAGCACCTACTATTAAACAAGATCAGTTTGATAATATGTTAAAGTTTATAAGTTCAAAAGATAAAATAGAAATTATAGAACCTGCAGAAGGTACAAGTCCAATAGAAGTATTGAAGAAATTATTAGAGAAACATATATTCGGGGCTCAGGCAACAAGCTTCATGTCTTTTGAAAGTGGTAGACCTTTAGTGGAAGGTGAGTTTGCATGGTTTATTTTTGATAAATTTTATGACAAACTAAAAAACGAAGAATGGAAGTATGATGCACAGAAAACATCTTACATGATTTCACATGAACTATTTAATCATGAAGATCCAGATACAAACAATAGAGCAATGTTTGGTAAAGCTAAAAGATATCCTGGTAAAGATGATAATGGTAATGCATTTAAACCAATTAGAGTTGCAAGAATACCTTTATTTATTTTTGATAAACCAGAAGAAATAAACGAGACTATACCTATAGAAAGAGAAGATCAGATCGTATGATTTATAAGTATTATGGTCCTCCAGGCACCGGTAAAACATATCGTTTAATATCTAGAGCTAAAGCATACGCAAGAAAAGGAGTACCATTAGATCGTATAGGTTATTTTGCTTTTACTAAAAAAGCTGCAGATGAAGCAAAAGAAAGAATGCCATTCGAAAATAAAAAATTAAAATATTTTAAAACATTACATGCATTAGCATTTGAAAAATTAGAAATGATACAAGATGATATTATGCAACCTTATCATTATGAAGAACTAGGTAAGAAATTAAACTTACAAGTAAAATTTTATGATCGTTATAATAAAGATGAATCTTTTTATTTAGGTTTTGAGAATCCATATTTTCAAATAATTCAGAAAGCATTTAACCGATGTGTTGATGTTCAAGATGAATTTAATTTAGAAGAACATGACCCTAAAGATGTTTATTGGAAAACACTAGATCATATCTCTAAGAATCTAATTAATTATAAAACAACAAAACAATTATATGATTTTAATGACATGATTAAAATGTTGACAGATAAACCAGAAAAGATTCCAGAGTTTGATGTTATCTTTATTGATGAAGCTCAAGACCTATCCCCATTACAATGGAAACTCTATGATGTTTTAAAAACAAAAACTAAAGATATGTATCTAGCAGGAGACGATGATCAAGCAATCTTTGCCTGGGCAGGAGCTGATGTTAAAAGATTTATAGAAGAACCTGCTAAAGAAAAAACATTAATCTATTCTAAAAGAATATCTAAATCTATACAGGAGCAATCTAAGGTAGCCATAGACAATATATCAGGCATCAGGAAACATAAAATATATCACCCTAGAAATTATAAAGGTAAATGTGAAGATATATATAATATAGATGAAGTTGATTTAACTAAAGGTAAATGGTTAATACTATCAAGAACTATATCTAAAGTTTTAAAAATTTCGGATATGTTAATAGAGAAAGGTTTTTATTTTGAAAGCAATCGAGGTAAAAGTATAAAAGTTACATTGTACAAAGCTATGAATAATTATATGGAATGGTGTAAAGGCAAAGAATTATCTGAAGCAGAAGTAAAAGATATTAAAAGTTATACTGGAGAGGTTGAATGGAATAAAAAAGTAAATTGGTTTCAAGCATTCAAATTAGCTGATGATGAGGATAAAGAGTATTTACTACGTCTTATAGAGAATAAAGAAAATTTAGATGAACCTGCTAGAATTTGGCTTTCTACCATACATGCTATAAAAGGTGGTGAGAAAGATAACGTAATTCTTTGTTTAGATATGGGTGATAAGGTTATTAAATCAATGAACCGAAGCCAAGATAAAGCTGACGAAGAACATAGAGTTTGGTATGTGGCTTATACACGTGCTAAAAATAATCTCTATAAATTAAAACTAACCAAAACAAGAAAGACCTATCCACTATGACAAATAAAAAAATGTTTGATGATATATTTCCACAAGATAAACAAATTGGCGGGAGTCACTACAAAGACTTTCACATTCAACCTTATGAATTTATTTCTAAGAATGAGCTTTCTTTTTTTCAAGGAAACGTTGTGAAATACGTTTGCAGATACTTGAATAAAAATGGAATACAAGATTTAGAAAAGATAATTCATTATTGTGAATTAGAAATTAAAAAAATGAAAGACATGAATAAAAAATGAGA